TCATGGCTCGATCGATCCTGTTGCTTGGTTCGCCAGGGCGTCGTAGCGCGCCGCTTCGGCGAGGTAGTGCTGAACCCGCTCCTCACGAATGGAGGCCGGGAAGTTGTAGGCGACGCGCGCTGCATCGGCGGCGACGCGATTGATTTCGGCCAGGCGCCGGGCGCGGTAGCCGAAGATGTCGAGCTGCTCAGGCGCGCCGAGCATTGCCGCGCACCTTCGGGCTGTCGGGGAGGGCGACCAGGCGCTGCAGCAGCGCCGCGTGCTGTGGCCGGGTGAGGTCCAAGGTGCTTTCGCACCCGACCGCCCGGACGTGCGCCCGGTATGTTTCCTCGTCCAGCCCCTTCTGCCCGTGAGCAAGCCGGCGCAGCGCCTTCACCATGGCCGGACTGATCTTGAAGTCAGTCATCGCCGGCGCCTCGCGGCCCTTTCGCGTCGAGCGCGGCCCGGATGACCTGGCGCCAGCGGCTCGCCGCGGAGAGGCTCATCGGCCTGAACTTGCGGATCTCCTCCACGCTCGGCGCGCGGTCCCGGAATCGGTGGGCAAGCTGCACCGCAATCAGCATCGTCGGTACCCGGATCTCGCCGCGCTTCGCGTTCGGCCGCGCGCCGACAGCCTGGCAAAGCTGCGCACCCTTCCAGCCGTAGCGGAGGCGGGCACGGATAGCGGCGTCCGTGACCCCAGCGACCACGGCGATCTGCGGGACCGAAAGCCGGCCGTAGCGCCCACAGTTGATCAGGACTGGCGGCCGCCCGGTGCGCTTTCGCACCGGCTGTGCACCTATGGTCGCGGCGAGCGGTTGTAGGGTGGGAGTCATGCTGCGGTCCTCGCCTTGTTCCGTTCCAGCGCGTCGCGATAGGCTCGCCGCCAGCGGAAGGCAGTCGCCCTGCTGACCTCAAATCGGCAGGTAATGTCGTCAATGGACGGATCGCCACCGCGCGCTGCCGCCCATTGGTTGAAGTACATGGCGAAATCGAGGCTGGTTGTAAAGCCTGCGGGGACGTGAAAATGGGTTGGCATGCGGTCAGCCATCGCTCGCCTCCTGCGGGCTGTCCGCCTTCTGCGTCCTGCCGAACACCGCGTTGCATGTCTCGCGCTGCGCCCTTCGTTGAGAGCCATCCCGCGCGCAGGCGATCATGTCCATGCCATCTTTCGGCCGGAACAGGCTGACCACGGCCATTCCAGCGAAGAAGCAGAACAGCTTGAACCTAAGCATCCTTCACCCCCTGCGGGCGGGCGGCGAGCGCGCCTTCGGCGAAGCCGCGTGCAACTGGGTCCGTGCTGCTGTCGCGGATCGACTCCAAGGTCTGTACCGGCACCATCACGAACCCCTCCGGCGCGGCGCGCAGGGCGGCGGCGATGGCGCGAAGTGCCGCATCGGCATGCACACCAGCGGGCAACGTGCCGGCGAAGCTGCCAGCCGTAACCGGCGCCCCAATCTCCGCGGCCAGCAGCTCGCGGGCCTGCTGCATCGGGTCAGCCATGGCGCACCGCCTTTGCACGCTTCGCTGCCTTGCGCTCGCGCTTTGCCTTGGCCGCTTTCTCTCGCGCCGCCCGGTACTTGCTTCGCGGCTTGAGCGGTTCCCACGTGTTGATGAGATACCCCAGCGGCAGCATCATTCCGACACCCCCGCGCCGTGGCTGTTGGCCTGCTGGGCCTCCAGGAACCTGGACGGGCTCCAATCGCACGACTCGTCCTCGGGGATATGGCCGAAGATCGCCGTGCAGCGCCGGCAGTGGACGCAGTCCCCGCAGGTCTTGCCTGGTGGCAGGTCCATGTCGTCGCCGATGCGGGCGTAGGGAATGCGCGCACTCACGGCCGCACCTCCGCATCGCTGGCCTGCATCGCCGGCAGATAGTTGAGATACGGGCCCCAATCGCGGAAGCCCGACATATCGGTGCTGACGGGGAAGTCGGGCTTCTCGATCCGCTGCCATGCCTTCATCGGCACCGCAGGCTCAAACCGCCGACGTCCACCGGTGCGGCTGTACATCTGAAGGTCGGCGACCCACTCACCAGCGATGTCGTCCCAGTACACCGCGCGGACTTTTGCGATCTCTGGGTGAATCATTCCGGGGGCGTCAGCGATCCAATCCCCCACGACAACTGGTGCCGGCGTTGTACATTCTTTGCGGCTCATTGCTTCGCTCCTTCGGATTCTAGTTTCAACGCATTGCGCAGCGCAGCAGCGACCTCATGCCCGCAACCCGGCTGGAACTCATGCGATAGCCGCACTTCCTCTAAGTAGGTGCACGGCGGTTGCAACGGGTTTTTCTGGACGGCGATGTCGAAGCCGGAAAGAAGCTGGCGCAGGGAATTGAGCTGATACCGAAGTTGCATCACCTCGGCCTCGCTCCCGCCCTTGGGGCTGTCTTGCGGCGGCCTCCGACCGATACCAGCATGCTCCATGTCGCCACGGTGGTCGGGGTGGGTGCGGCAGCGGGGGCAGTTCGATTCCGTGCAGCCGTCGATGGGCGTGCGGGGTTCGTCGCCCTTGGGGCTGTCCTTCCGTGCGGCTTCGATCATCGCCAGCCACACGTTCCGCACGTTGTCGGTGACTTCGTTGCCGTCGTAGTCGATCTCGTTGATACCGGCATCAAGCATTTCCGCCGTCGGTTCGGTCCGCACCCGCGACCAGCCGGCGGGAACCTGGAACGCGGGAGCGGCGCCCTTGGGGCTGGCGTCGATGGCTTCGCGCACATGCTGCAGCAGATCGTCGCGACCGCCGATGTCGTAATCCTGCTCGCACAGGTGATCGGTGATCTTGGCGGCGAGGGCGGCTAGGTCGATCCCCGGCGCTGCGGCAGTCTGGGAGTCCAGTGCCGCCCGGATGGCCCACAGATCGCCCCTGTAGTCGTCCAGGTCGATGCCGGCGCGGACGTTCGCCGCCTCGGTGTGATGTCCGAACTCATCAAGCCCCAATGCCAAGAGCTTGCGAGCCTGGTGCTCATTGCGGTCGGTGGTCATTGGCTGGCTTCCTTCTTGCCTGGGCGATGGGTGTACCGGGCGCGGCCCGGCAGATGGGGGATGAGGAGCTTCTGGGCGGTCGGCGCGCTGTAGCGCGCAACGCGGCATGGCTTGCCGCGGCGGTTGCGGACCACGACCTCGGTGGAGTGGATGACGTAGCCGTCGCGCCTGAGGTCGTAGACGCGCGCGCTGGCGCGGGCGATGCCGAGCTCGACCAGGATCTCCATGGCGGTCATCGGCTTCTTGGAGATCGCGTCCAGGAGCAGGGCGGATTGAGCGTCGTCCGACATGGCCACCTCAGAACGACAGCTGGAGTTGCGGCATGGCCGGGAAAACCCTGCGCGGCGCCCTGGGCGCGCGGCGGGCGGCCGGCTGCTGGTGCATCTGCTCCCATTCCGCCAGGGCGCGTTCGTACTCGGCATGCCGCGCGGTGTGGCTGCAGGCGCACTCGATACCATGGCCGCCGCCGGCGGAGGCGCGGCGCAGGTCATGGATGTGGCGGGCGGCGTGGCCCTTGCTGCAGGGTGTGATCGGTTCGGGGTGGCTGATCATGCGTTGCATGGGCTTCTCCTGGGCCGCGTCAGGGCGCGGCGCTGACGAACGCCAGGTCGTAGATGACGCAATGCACCCGGGCCGCCGACGGGGTTTCGGCGTTCACCACGGAGGACAGGGGGGCAACCGCAGTTGCCCGGGTGCATGCGTCGGGGGAAACGGAATAGGAGCCGCTGGTCACGGCGTCGACGGCATCGAGCGCGTCCTGCCAGCGGCGAGGGGAGAACTCTTGGGTGAGTGCCGCGCCGACGCCGGCCGCGCAGTTCGGCACGCGGTCGGCGGCGCGGAAGCCGTTCAACGCGGTGAGGGCGATGGCTGCGCGCAGGCCCCAGTCGTCGTGATCGGCCAGGTCGTAGACGGCGAGCGCAGCGCAGATCCGCGGGCTCGTCACGATCAGGTCCGCCGGGATGGCGACTTCGCCATCCACGGCCAGCACCGAGGACGAGACGGGCTCAGGGTGGACGGGAGCGGCGCAGCCGACCATGACGAGCATCAGGGAGGCGACGAGAGCGCGCCTCAGCGCTGCGATTGCATTGGATTGCCGCGCGCCCATGGTTCAGCGCTCCAAAGAGGCCGAGGACTGACGCGCGGGACCGCGCACGGCGCGCGCGCGGCCGTGGCTGCCGCGGCTGCCGATGCTGGAACCGCCATTGCCGAAGCCGACGAGCCAGGCGTAGTCCTTGTCGCCGGCGTAGGCCGTGGAAGTCCAGAACCAGGTGTTCGGGGTGTTCGGGAACGCGTCGGTGTCGATGGCCGGCGAGCAGCGGGTGTCGTCCACCAGCGTCAGCAGCTCGGTGCGGGTCGGCAGACGCCAGTCGTCGTGACCACCCAGGCGCAGCTCGGCGCATGCCTGCACGGCATCGGCGTGCTTCATCGACTCGGCGAAGGGGCTGGCCTGCCACTCCAGCCCGGTGGTGGTGTCCACGACGGTCTCGTGGACCGGCGGTGGGGTGGGCGCGATCTTCTGGAAGCGGGGAAGCGCGGCGGTGCCGGACATTTGCGGTCTCCGTGCCCCGGCCCGGGATGGGCTGGTCTTGGGGCGACGGATAAAGTAAAGCACAGCTTTATTTAAATAGTAAAGCAGTGCTTTCTTTGCAGGATGAATGCATTCATCATGTTACGGCGCGCAAGAAAAACCCCGCCTCGGCGGGGTTCTGTTTCCTGATGGCTCAATTGGTGGGCTGGGGCTTCTTCTTGCGCAAGCCGACAATCGCCTCTGCATCCTCCACAATTTGCAGAAGGTGCGCGTTCGGCTCCCCCGCGGGATCGCCTCTGAGGTCGAACTTGATAGCCTTGAAAGCTTCCTGCAGGGTGGTCTGGTCGGGGCGGGTCTGGGCCAAGACCTGCACGGCCAGCTGCAAGGCCGAGATCTGGTCGATCATCCTCATGAACGCCTCCCCATACTGCTTGTCGATGTCTGCTTCGCTCTTCGGCATCAGTCCGCCCATCCCCCTATCCAGTGGACACGGCCTATGACCGTGATTGGGTGCTTCTTCGAGTCCATCGCCTTCGGCTTCTTCCAGCTATGGTCGCCAACGGGGTTGTCGCTGGCGAAGTAGATCCCGGCGTCAAGCACCATCGCACGCTTCACGTAGTATTCCGGGTTTGCTGCACCATCCATTTGGATCACATACAGAACGCCGTCCACCACGCGGGTGTCGCTCGTGTCGAAGAGGATGGCGTCGCCATCTTTGATCGTCGGCTCCATGCTGTCGCCTCTGCCGTAGTAGACGGCAAGGGGGCGATTGAGGATGCCGCGTCGACGGAGGCTGGTCTTCTTGAACTTGAGGCTGTGGGTCTCCGCGTACTCGACTGCCTCCGCGCCCCCAGCACCGAGCCCCACTGCCTGGGAGTAGCCCACCACGTCGGCATAGTCGTCATTCGACGTTTCGCTGATAGCCGCTGAGTTCCTATCGGTGACAGCTGGGTCCAGGAAGTACTCAGGGCGCCGGCCGGTCCTTCGGGCGAGGATGGGTATGAACCTCTTGTCGATCGCTCCCTTGGTCTCCCAGCCTGTGATCGCCTGTGGATTTATCTCGCACTCCCGCGCCACTGCGGCCTTGGTCCCGCGCGGAGACTGGCTGAAAGCGTAGGAGATGCGCCGGGCTAGTTCGTGGTTATCAAGCATGGCTTGATGATCCCCGGCGCACGCGGATGCGCCAATAAAGCGATGCTTTTCTTTTGATGTAAAGCTGTGCTTTAATTTCTGCATGAGCGCAATCACAGCAGCTATCGACGTCCTCCAAGCCCGGCAGGCTGATCTTGCCCGGAAGCTGGGAGTCAGCCCCCAGGCGGTCAACCAGTGGGTGAAGGGCCGGCGCCCGGTGCCTGTCCGGCTCGCCTTGGTGATAGAGCGGGAGACAGGAATCTCCAGGCATGCCCTTCGGCCCGATGTGTTCGGTGCGGAGGAGGGCATCACGAAGCGCGCGCTGATGCAGCGGCTGGCACTGACCAACGACACGGGCCTGGCCGTCCTGCTGCAGCTGCCACGCGAGACGGTGGAAGAGTGGGCGGACGACGCAATCGTCCCGGCCTCGCCGCGGCTGCATGCGCTGCTTGCCGATGCTCCCGCCGCGGCTGTGCTGCAGGAGCCCGAAGACCCCGACGCCGCCCGCATCGTCCCGGTGGAGACCGCCTGATATGGCTTCGATCAAAGACCGTTGTAACCCGCGCGTATGGCTGCGGAACTGGCTCAACAAGCCGACACAGGCTGAGTTGGCGCAGCCGGGAAAGTTCAGCGTCCTCGCCTCGCAGTATGCAGTGAAGGTGGTGGATGGCGAGATTGATGGCGTCGAAGCAGTAGCGCGGGCGGCTGCCATTGCTGGCGAGTCCGCCCGACGCAGTGCCGAGGTCAAACCCCAGTGATTGCCTTGATCGATTTGGCGAGAGCGTCCTCCCGGCCTGGTGCGTACCGGGTCAGGTTCTCGGCGCTCCTCAGGCTGTTCAGCATTGCTAGGAACTTGGGGTCTTCCTTGAGTGCATGGCAAATCGCAGAAGAAACCAGCTGCAGCGCAGTGAACTGTTCGTCCGTCGAGCTCATGTCGCCCTCCTTGCGGGCTGTTCGTGTGGAAACAGCAGCGTACCGCAAGGCGGGCGGCGCCTTCTTGGCCCTGGAGGGCACCTGAAATGTCCGTGATCTCTTCCATGGCTAGCAGTCTGCCGAGCGCCGCCGCCGATGGCATGAAGCTGGGGAGGCAGTTTCTGCCTCCGCGCTCGCAGGTGATTTACGCCTACACGCACCGCCTGCTCAACGAGACCGCGACGAACGCCAACAGCTTCGCCATGCAGGTGGCGGAGAACTACTTTGCGCTGGTGGCGCCACACATGCGGGACAAGAAGGCGGTGCCGTTCCGGTTGGGCGATGGCGACGACCTGGCCGATGCCCTCAAGGCCAACGGCCAGGCGCTGCGGCGCTACATGGATGGCACGGTGAAGACCCTGCCGGCGGATCTCGAGGATGCCTGGGTGCTGAGCCTGCCGGAGCCATATCGCAGCGACTGCGAACGCGACCTGGCCGCGCGGCGGGGCATGCTGCCGGTCCGACTGGCGCACATCGCGCCCGACGCGGACACGGCCGGTGTCGGCAGCCTGATGGCGGACTTCGGCCAGCTGGTGACGGCGCTGACGCCGGCCATCTCGGATGGCGTGATCGATGAGCGGGACCGCCCGCATGCCCGAAAGATCGTGAACGCCTGCCAAGACGTGGTGATCGCCGCGGTCACGGTCGAACGGCGGTTCGTGGCGCTGCTGGGGGACCAGCGATGAGCCAGGACGCGAAACCCAATCAGCGGGTGGTCGGCCTTGCCCGCTACACGGATCAGCAGCTGCGGACAGAACTTGATCGTCGGGCGCGCGCTGCAGGTAAGCCGGCGGCGCAGTGGGTCGGCAAGCGGTCGGAGTACCTGCGCAAGACGGCAGCCGAGTTGCAGGCACAGCTTGACGAGCTGCTGGAGGACCGTGTTCCAGCGGGGCCGATGCTGGCCGTAAAGCGCGCCCGTGTGCGTTCCCTGGAAGATCGGATCAACAAGAACCTGCGCTACGCAAAGCTGGCAGAGGCGGAGGGCAACTGACGTGAGCGCGCGAATGACAGGCATGGTCTTCGACCGCTACCACGCGGGCGGCGGCGAAATGCTCCTGGCGCTGGCCCTCGCTGACCACGCCCACGACGACGGAACCCACATCTTCCCCTCGGTGGCGCTGCTGGCAGCCAAAACGCGGCAGTCCGAGCGCACGGTCCAGTACCAGCTCCGCGCTATGCAGGCGGCTGGGTGGCTCGTTCTGGTGAACGCCGGGACGGGTGGTCGACTGGCCGGGCAGGGCTATGCAGGGCGCCCCCGCGAGTACCGCATCAACCCCGAGTGGATTAAGGGTGCAGAAATTGCACCCTTAAAAAACGATGCTGAGAAAGACGACCTGAATGCAGGGCGCGCGAGCTGCCCTGAGCTTAAGGGTGCAGATTTTGCACCCTTAAACGAGGGTGCTAAGGGTGCAAATTCGGGTGCTAAAGGGTGCAAAACGGCGTCGTTAAGGGTGCAAAACGGGGCACTTAAGGGTGCAACAGCTATTGCACCCGAACCAAAAGCAACCAAAAGCAACCAAGAGCAACCCACACCGCGAGCGTGTGTGTCGGGCCGCCTGGCCGAGTCGGACATCGACCGGGAACTGGCGCCGCTGGGTCAGCTCCCCGATGGGCTCGACCGCGAGGTCATGGCGCAGTTCGTCCGCCATCGCCGGGTGATCAACCGAACGCTGTCGGTGCAGGGCTGGATGCAGATCCTGCCCATGCTCCGGTCCATCGCCGACGCCGGCGGGGACATGAACCAATCCCTCCGCGACGCAATGGCCGCCGGCCTGTCGCTCCCCGTAATCCCGAAATCAGGAGGCCATGCCCATGGAACAGCTGCACAAGGTTCTGCTGCCGGAGTCTCCCAACTCCGGGCCGAGTACGAGCGCCGCCACGGCGGTAACCGCGCTGGCTGCGCAAGCCCAGGTGGACGAGCAGAGCCGGCCGGCAGCGTCATCGACGGAGAGTTCTCCGTCGTCGGCTGATGCGAGCCCGCGCGCCATCGAGGCGCTGTGGACCCTGTGGGAGCGCATGGATGCGATGTTCCCCGGGAAGTGGGGGAGGGACAACGGCAAGGCGCCGGCCCATCCGCACGGCCCGCTGACCATTGCCGGTGAGACCTGGCTGGTCGCGTTGAAGGGGCTGCTCCCGCGGCAGGTCGCCGATGGGATGGCTGCGTGCCTGAGGGCAGGGCTGGAGTGGCCGCCGAACCCGGCGAAGTTCCGCGCGCTGTGCCTGGGTCTCCCGTCGCTGGCACAGGTGGAGCAGGAGATGCGGCCGGGCCAAGACCGGAGCCCGTTCTCGGTGCTGGTGCGGTCGCTGATCGACCTGCACGCGTTCAACACCGCTGACGGCTACCAGCAGGCACGCATGATCTCCGCGGCGTACGACCAGGCAATGCGCCACGTCTCGGCCGGCGGCGGGCTGCCGGCCGCTGTGCCGGCTCTCCCGCACGTGCCGCCCACGGCCCCGGTGGTGTCGAACCGCGAATCCGCGGCTGCGGCCATGGCGCGCGCTGCCCGTGAACTCGGTTTCGACGGCGAGGGCGGCGCCTGATGGCAATGGCCCATTCGACTGGCACGCCGACTGCGGCGGAGGCTGAGCGCATCGTGTCGGCGAAGGAAGGCCCCTGCATGGCGTGCTTGGCTCTCGTCACCGCCGACCTGCTGGCGCCGGAGCTGGTGGTGATCGGCTGCGACTACAACCACGCCAAGAGCGGCAACGTCCGCCGCGGGCACATGTTCGGGTATGCGCTGTGCGCCTGGCACCACCGCCGGCACCCGCTTGAGGGCAACACATTCGCCTGGATGCGGTCCATCTACGGCCCGAGCCTGCTTGATGGCTCGCGGGTGTTCCATGAGACCTACGGCTCCGACGACGACCTGATCGAGCAACAGACCTACGTGATCGAACAAAGGAGAGCGGCATGAACAACGTGCGCGAGCTGCTGGCGCGGCTGAACCCCACCGTTGCCAGGCTGGACGGCGCGGCCGGCGGTGGCGTGGTCGAACTGAGCAATATCGACATCGCTGGGGCGCTGGGCATGGTGCCGGCTGGCATTGGCCGAGACCTGCTGGAGCTGCTGCACGGTCCCAACCCGAGCCGCGGCGACATCCTCCGGGTGCTGGGGGGCATCACGCGCATGGCGCTGGAGGAGCGGAACCGGCGGTCGAAGGACTATGCGGATGCGCGCGCGACCTGGGGCATTGCCGAATGCATGGCTCGGTTCAACCGCGACCGGGAGGAGCGCACGGTGCGACACCTGGAGATCCTCAAGGCGCGGGTGGCCATTGCCCGCGACCGGCTGTGGCCCGAGCGCTTGGAAGAGCGGATGCCGGAGATCGCTACGGTGGCAATCGGCTACATGAAGGGCGAACGCTTGAGCAACCGCGAGCGCGCCACCGCCCTCGGCGTCGGCGATTCGACGTACCGGGAGGGATGGGCCGAAGTGGTGGATTGGCTGCTGACCCAGATGCTTGAGGCGGAGCAGTGCGCAGCCAACAGGTTCTGCCACGCGCTCCAGCAGTCGGCCGCGTAGTGCGCGGGTGACAGCCGCGCGATTTTGGCCCTACATTCCTACCATCACGCGACGAAAGCCCGGCACAAGCCGGGCTTCTTCTTTTCAACCCGATCACCACCGCGCCGAAAACCCCTCCGCTCGCCGTGAGGCGATTGGGGCTGGCGTCGTGCTGCTACCTAAGCGGCAGTGCACCGGCTACCGCCATGGCCGGAATCGCCTAGCCAGCGGTGGTGATCGGACCTTCTACGCCCGTCGACCCACACCGGACCCATTCGCAGAGCCTGCCGGCTGCGGTGCCGGGCACCATTTAAACAAAAGTGTGTACAGTTACACAAAAATGTGTAAAATGACCTCCATCGAAACAACAACGGAGGCGGATGAAAACAAGCGAGTTCAGGCGGTGGTTGCAGTCCCAAGGCGTGGTGATGAAGGAAGGAGCCAATCACACCAAGCTGTACTACCAAGGGAAGCAATCGACACTGCCCCGACACGCTGCGGAGATGAGGGAAGGCACACGGAAGGCCATCATCAAGCAGCTAGGATTGGAGGAACCGCCCCGGTAAGGGGCGGAGCCTTCGACTCGCAAGTGACCATCTGATTGCACATGCTGTATCCAGCAAAACTGGCGCCGGAGGACGGCGGCTACGTGGTGACCTTCCGGGACATCCCGGAGGCGATCACGCAGGGCGACACGAGGGAGGAAGCCATTGCGATGGCGGCCGATGCCCTCGCAACGGCTATGGAGTTCTACTTCGAGGACCGCAGGCAGGTTCCGCCGCCGTCGGAGCTTCGCCGGGGTGAGGTGGGTATCTCGCTGCCGGCTGGCTTCACCGCGAAGGCGTTGCTGCTGAACGAGATGCTGGCCCAGGGCGTGACGCCTTCGGAGCTGGCGCGCCGCATGGGGACATCGCCGCAGGTGGTGAACCGGATTGTGGATCTCGGACATGCAACGAAGATCGACACCATCGCCGACGCGCTACGCGCGCTGGGCGCCCGGCTCGACCTGACCGTTAGCCGCGCCGCATAGCAGCGCCCAGGGGAAGCCCTGGTGAACCACAACGAGGCCCTGCCGGCGACGGCTGGGCCTTTTTCTTTTCCGCCTGCCGCGCCGTACCGACCGGGCCTCTCCGTCCCGGTGGCGCGGCGGGCGTTTCATCCGTTGCCGGGAGACCGGAATGCACACGAGACCGCAAACCATGCGCGAGGAAATCATCGGAACCACCGGCAGCGCCGTACTCAAGACCGCGCCGATGGTGGCCGTAGCCGGCGCCAGCGTGGCTGGCTGGGGCGTCCAGGAGTGGATGTACGCCGGCACGCTGGGCTACATCGTGCTGCAGGGCATGTACCTGGTGTGGAAGTGGTACCGGGAGTGGAGGAAGGACCGCGATGGCCGGTGAGTCGAAAAGCCCGGTCCGCGTCGCCGTCGCCGGCCTGATGTTGAGCGCGGCCGGGTTCATGGGCTGGCAGGTGAAGGAGAACTTCGCCCCGCGGCCCCACATCCCGACCAAGGGCGACGTGCCGACCATCGGCTTCGGTTCGACGCGCTACGAGGACGGCCGGCCGGTGAAGCTGACGGACCCGCCGATCACCCGCAGGCGCGCCGAAGAGCTGGCGTGGAACCTCCACGTCGAGGAAGCGGAGCGGCTCAAGGCGTCACTGCCTGGCGTGCTGATGACGCAGGGCGAGTTAGACCTGTACCTGGATTTCACCGGGCAATACGGGATCGGCAATTGGCGCCAGTCCGGCATGCGGCGGAACTTGCTCGCAACGGTCACCGCGCCGACAGCCGACGCCCAGCGCGCCCACTACCGGGCCGCCTGCGACGCGCTGCTGCGGTTCAAGTACGCGGCGGGCTACGACTGCTCGACGCTGGTGGACGGCAAGCCCAACAAACGGTGCTGGGGCTCGTGGGAGCGCCAGCTGGAGCGCCATGCCAAGTGCGTGGCCGAACAAGGAGACGGACATGCAACACCGTAACGATTACCCCGGCGCCGTCGTGGGCCACATCACCAATGCCGTGCGGACCGGCGGCATCATCCGCGACGTGGCCCCGGGTAGCCTCGCTACCGGCGTCGGGGAGGGTTGACCATGGGCGCGCCGCAGATCATCTGGCTGGTGCTGATCGGTGTCTCGCTCGGCGCGGACATTGCCAGGCACGGGAAGCCCAAGACCGGCACGTACAACGCGCACCTTTCCGTCGTCGGAGTGGCGCTGGGTGCCGCGCTGCTGTGGTGGGGAGGATTCTTCGGATGAACCGTGCCGACCTCCTTGCCCGGCTCGATCCGCTACGTCCCTACGCCAACCTGATCCGATGGGGTCTCGTGATGGCTCTGGCCGTCGCGCTGGTGGCGCTGGGCTACCGCTGGGGAGGCTCGCACTGGCGCGGCGAGTACACCGCCGAGGTCCAGGCCCGCGCAGCCGAGAACGCCAAGCACGCCGCGATCCTGCAGCAGCTGGCCGACGCGACGGCCGCTGTGGCCGCCAAGGCGCGCGCTGCATCCGAGAAGCTGGCCCAGAGTCGGCATGAGAACGACACCCGCTACCAGGAGGCCCTCAACGATGCGAACCGTGCCGAACGTGATCTTGCTGCTGCTCTGCGCCGCGGTTCTGTGCAGCTGCGGCCGGAGTGGGCCTGTGCTGCGGCCGGAGCCGGCGCCGGTGGAGCTGCGGCCCTTGCCCGAGGACAAGATGCTGCCGCCGAACTTCGGTGGGCAGGCGCAACGCATCTTGTTGCAGCCGGCGACCGGGCAGACGCATGGATCGGCTGGCTCCAACGGGAGCTGATCGACACCCGACAGGCGGTCATCGCGGCCGGCTGCGCCGTCGAGGTCGAGCTGGCGCAGCCGTAGGAAGGAAGTCCTACTCCTTCTTGAGGTAGTCCTTGAGCTGATAGATGTAATAGGACAGGTCGGTCGAGGAGTTGTAGATGCCGGAGATCCATTTGCTGGGTGGGGCATCCACTCGCATATGGAAGTTGGCTGAGGCCGACCTGACCGCCGGCCCGAAGAAGGCGCTTTCCAGGTGGGTTAGCGGCCTGCGGCGGCCGTCCACTGTCTCGTTCTTGGCGAGCGCCTTGAGTTCGGCTTTCACTGCGGTGAGCCGTTCCCGGAGTTCCGGCATGTCGTCCCGGCTGAGGGTGCGCCATCCATCCGATATCCGCATCAAGTCCTCAAGTTCATCGTGCAAGCGGCTCAACGTCGAGAGCACCCGCTCGGCATCCTGGAGATTTCGTGTGTCCATTCATTACTGTCCAGATAAGGGTGAGACCACGGTGTCCATTTCCACCAAGGGCGTTCCCCAAGCAGACCTGCACGTCTGGTTGGCGGCGGCGACCCTTCGCACGGTGGAGTCTATCGCCAGGACGGACAGCCGGTCGGCGCGGCGGAAGCTTGTGGCTGTACTGGCAGGTCAGGTGCGGACCCTGCGGAAGGCTTGCGGATGAAGCGCAAGGCCGGAGGCGGACACCTGGCGCTCGGCCGGCTCAAGGCCGGGAAGATGAACCAGACCGAGAAGGCGTATGCCGAACACCTGAGCGCGCTGCAGCACGCAGGCGAGATCCTCTGGTTCCGGTTCGAGGGCATCAAGCTGCGGCTCGCCGACAACACGTTTTATACCCCGGACTTCGCAGTCCTGGCGGCTGACGGCGTGATGGAGATGCGCGAGGTAAAGGGGTTCTGGCAGGACGATGCCAGGGCGAAGATCAAGATCGCGGCCGATCAGTACCCGTTCCGGTTCATCGCGGTGCGCGTGCGCCCGAAGAAGGACGGCGGCGGCTGGGCCGTGGAGGAGTTCTGATGTCCGAGACGGTCACAGCATCCATCGGCTGGCGCTGGTGGGTGCGCTGGTATCTGCGCGCGGTGGTGTGGTTCGCCCGGGTGACGGGCATGGAGCCGGACTGGCCGCGGGTGGAGTGGTGGATACGGCGCGGCCTGGTCGTGCGAACTGAGCCGCGCGGGCGCGGAAGGTTGTGATGAGCGGACGGCCGATGCGCCAGCGAGGCGGCACCGCGTTCGCCCACCTTTACAAGACGGCCCGCTGGCAGCGAATTCGCAAGGCGCAGCTTGCACGGGAGCCCCTGTGCAGCAGATGTGCCGCTAGAGGCGCGGTCACTGCGGCGACGGTTTGCAACCACACGAACGGGCACCCCGCTGGCGAGACCGAGGAGCAGTTCTGGGGCGGCCCGTTCGACAGCCAGTGCGTGACCTGCCACAGCGGCGAGACCGCCCGGATCGAGCGTGGTGCCACGATGGTGAAGGGGTGCGATGAGGACGGATGGCCGCTGCCAGCACCGACCGCGGAGCCCTCTCGGATCGAACCATACCCCGGGGGTATCAAAAGTACGGTTAGGTTCCGGCCCTAGACCGACTGTCCCCCTTTCTTCACGCATCCACAGTTGGAAAGACGACCCCAGCAGAGGGGTGATTCATGGCGAACCCAAGGACTCCGGCGGCGAAGGCGAAGGTCTCCGGCGCGGCGGCAAAGAATCCGAAACGGCATAAGGACCGCAAGACGCCGAAGAAGGCCAGGCCCATCGGCCCCCCGTACAAGGGGATGACGAAGGAGCAGATCGCGGTTTGGCGCGAGCAGGTCGAGAACATGCCTTGGCTGCACGCAGGCCACCGCCTGCTGCTGCGCCAGGTCTGCATCTTGGGTGCTCGCATGGAAACCGATCCCGAGATGGGGGTATCGGCAATGCAGGCGCTGGGCTCGCTTCTGTCGAAGCTGGGGGCCACGCCGGTGGACGAGACGAAAGTGAATCATGGCGAAGGCGAGGACGACGACCCGGACGAAAAGTTCTTCTGACCGGGCCACGGCCTACGCGGAAGATGTCGTAGCTGGCCGGATCATCGCCGGCCCGCACGTCAGGAACGCATGCCGGCGGCACTTGAAAGACCTGCAGGACGGGCACGAGCGCGGGCTGTACTTCGACCGTGCCGCGGCCGAACGGGTTTTCGAGTACTTCGAGACGATCCTTCGCCTGTCCGAAGGGCAGTTCGAGGGGAAGGCGTTTCAGCTGCACCCGTCGCAGGCGTTCATCTTGGGCTCGTTGTTCGGGTGGAAGAAGGCCGACGGTTTCCGTCGTTTCCGGCGCGCATACATCGAGATGGGGAAAGGCAACGGCAAATCGCCGATGGCCGGCGGCATCGGCCTGTATGGCATGACTTCGGACGGCGAGGCCGGCGCACAGATCTACGCCGCGGCGGCGAAGAAGGAGCAGGCCGGCATCCTGTTCGCGGATGCGGTGAAGATGGTGAAGGCGTCCAAGGCGCTGGAGAAGCGACTGGAGTTCTCCGGTGGCGAGGGCAAGGAGTACAACATCGCGCACCACAAGAGCGGCAGCTTCTTCCGCCCGGTGTCGCGCGATACGGGCAAGACCGGTTCCGGTCCGCGCCCCTATTTCGTGCTGGCCGACGAGGTGCACGAGCTTCCGGACCGCAAGTCCATCGAGATGCTGGAGCGCGGCTTCAAGTTTCGCCGTCAACCGCTGCTGTTCATGATTACCAATTCCGGCAGTGACCGGAATTCGGTGTGCTGGGAAGAGCATGAGCACGCGGTAAAGGTGGCCGCCGGCCACACCGAGGCGGTCAACGATCCGACCTTTGTTGGCGAGCCGTTGGACGACCGCACTTTCAGCTACGTTTGCGCGCTCGATGAGGGCGACGACCCGCTGGAAGATCCGTCGTGCTGGGCCAAGGCGAACCCGTTGCTCGGGATCACCATCACCGAGGAGACGCTGGGGGACATTGTTCACCAGGCCAAGGCGATCCCCGGCCAGTTGAATGGCGTGCTGCGCCTGCACTTCTGTGTCTGGACCGACGCTGAAACCGCATGGATGACCCGCGCGACGCTGGAGCCGGCCTTGGCCGACTTCGACATTTCCGAGCACCACGGAAAGCAGGTGTTCGGCGGGCTTGACCTCTCGCAGGTACGTGACCTGACCGCTGCGGCTTTCGTCGTGCAGACCGGCAGCGTGCCGGTAACCGTCGTGGTGGAGGGCAAGGAGCGCGTAGTTGAGAAGCCGACGTTTGATGCCTGGATTGAGGCATGGACGCCAGGCGACACGGTGGACGCGCGCGAGTTGAAGGACAAGCTGCCCTACCGGACGTGGATCGAGGCCGGGCACATGCACGCGCCGAAGGGTAAGACGATCAGCTTCCGGCATGTGGCGCAGACGCTGGCCGATTACGACCAGGACTACGCCATCCAGCTGGTGGCCTATGACCGGTACGTGTTCCGTCGGTTCGAGGATGACGCCAAGCAGATTGGGCTTTCCCTGACCTTCGCCGAGCACCCGCAGGGCGGCACGAAGAAGGGCAAGCCACTGGAGGCCGCCGTCGAGGCTGCCAAGGCCGCGCGGCAGCCGCCGCCGGAGGGCATGTGGATGCCCGGCTCGCTCAACCTGCTGGAGGAGGCGCTGTTGGAGGGCCGCATCCGGCTCAAGAGGAACCCGGTCCTCGTGTCCGCGCTGATGTCGGCGGTGATCGAAACCGACAAGTGGGACAACCGCTGGCTCTCCAAGGAACGGTCCATCAACAAGATCGACCCGGCCGTGGCCCTGTGCATGGCTATCGGCGCGGCACACGCGAGCTTCACCCCGGCCACCTCCGTGTACGAGAAGCGCGGAATCCGATTTCTATAAGGAAACCCATGTCCAGGTTCAACAAGGACTCCCTCGGCGCGCTGGAGCAAATCTGGAGCGGCGAAGGGGAGAGCAAGCCCGTGCGCGCCGAGTCCCGCCAGTTCGCTGGCATGGACGACCCGGCGCTGCTGGAGTTCATCCGTGCGGGGCAGGGCGGCGCACACGACAGCTTCCAGCTGCGGAACATGGCTGTCCTGCGCTGCGTGTCGTTGATCTGCGGCACGGTCGGCATGCTGCCCATCAACCTGATCGAAGCCGGTCCGCAAAAGCGGGTCGCGTCGGAGCATCCGGTCCACCGGCTGTTGAAGCGGAAGCCGAACCCCTGGCAGACGCCGTTGGAGTTCAAGCGGCAGATGGAGTTGGCGAAGCAACGCCACGGCAACGCCTATGCGCGGGTGGTGTGGTCGGCAGGCCGCCCGATCCACCTGATCCCGCTGGACAGCACTGCGGTGCGCGCGGAGCTGGGCGACGACTGGAAGATGGTCTATCGCTACAACTCGAAGAAGCGCGGCGAGGTGGTCCTGAAACAGGAGGAGGTATTCCACCTGCGTGACCTGTCCATCGACGGTGTGGTGGGGCTGTCCCGCATGAAGCTGGCCGACCGGGCGATTCGCCTGGCGCTGGACGCGGAGAAGGCGGCGAGCCGAATCTTCGAGACCGGCAACATGGCCGGTGGCGCCATTGAGGTGCCCGGCCCGCTGAGCGATGCGGCCTATAACCGCATGCGCCAGTCGCTCGATACCGAGTACGCCGGAGCGGCCGCCGCACAGCGGTGGATGCTGCTGGAAGAGAGCGCCAAGGCCAACAAGTTCGGTAGCACCGCCCAAGAGGCACAGCACGTCGAGAACCGCAGTGCACAGGTGGAGGAGGTGGCCAGGCTCTACGGCGTGCCCCGACCGCTCCTGTTCCTGAGCGATACCAGCTGGGGCACCGGCATCGAGCAGCTGGGCATCTTCTTCCTGCAGTACACGATGCTCGAGCACTTCACGAATTGGGAGCAGGCCATCGAGCGCACGCTCCTGCACGAGCATGAGCTGGAGCAGTACCAGCCCAAGTTCAACGTCCGGGCGCTGATGCGCGGCACGTTGAAGGACCAAGCCGACTTCTTCGCCAAGGCACTCGGCGCCGGCGGCACCGCGCCGTGGCACACCCAGAACGAGATCCGCGACCTGCTGGACTACCCCGAATCCGAGCAGCCCGGCACCAACGAGCTGCGCAACCCGATGACCCAGAAAGGAAAGCCAGATGAGCCTCCGGAATCTGCCTGAAATCCGTGCCGATGCCGGTCTGTCCGGCATGCAGTTCGACGTGCGCGAGGACGCCATCGACGCATGGCAGCCTGAATTGCAGGCTGCGACGCCCGACCCTGCGACCTCGATTTCCATCTACGGCCGAATCGGCCAGGGGATCGATGGACAGGGCATCACCTCCCGCTCCATCGCCGCGGCGCTGCGCTCCATCGGCCCGCGCGCGGTGACGGTCAACATCAACTCGCCCGGCGGTGACTACTTCGAGGGGCTGGGCATCTACAACCTGCTGCGCCAGCACGCGGGTGAGGTGACCGTCCATGTCCTGAGCATGGCCGCCTCCGCTGCGTCGGTGATCGCGATGGCCGGGGACCGCATCCTGATGGCGGACCACTCCCGGATCATGATCCACAACGCCTGGGGGGTGGCCGTGGGCAACCGGCACGACATGGCGAAAGCCGTGGCGATGCTGGAGCCGCTGGACCAGGACATGGCCTCCGTCTACGCCAGCCGCTCCGGGATGGACGCGGGGAAGGTGGCGGCCCTGATGGACGCCGAGACGTTCATGTCGGTGGATGACGCGATCAACAGGGGGTTCGCGGACGCGCGCCTGGCGCCGGCGAAGGTGAGCCGCGACAAAGCCAGGGCGCCGGCGAAGGCGCTGGCGATGGTCGAGGCCAGCCTGACGAAGGCCGGCTACTCGCGCGCCGACCGCCGCGACCTCCTGAAAGACCTGTTTTCCGGCAAGCCGCGCGCTGCCGAACCTGCCACGCCGTGCGCTGGCGACACCCAGACGGCGGCCCTGTTGCAGGGGCTGCTCAACACCCTCAAAGCCTAAGCGAGGCAATCAATGAGCAACATGCAGAAAGGCCGCGTGACCCGCGGCCTCGTTTCCGTGCACGCCGACGGCGGCAACCCGCCCGACGTGAACGCGCTGGTCGAGGCGCTGAACAAGGCGTTCGCCGACTTCAAGGCCGAGCACAATCAGCAGCTGGAGGAGGTCAAGAAGGGCAACGCCGACGCCCTCCAGGCGCTGAAGGTGGACAACATCAACGGCGAGATCAGCCGGCTGCAGGCCGCGGTGGACGCCGCCAACACGCAGCTGGCAGCCATCCAGATGGGCGGCGGCGCGGCCGGCGGCGATACGCTGGCCGATGCGGAGTACAGCGGCGCGTTCCTGGCTCACTTCCGCAAGGGTGAAGTGCAGGCGGCGATGAACAAGGGCGTGGCCGACGACGGCGGCTACTTGGCGCCGGTCGAGTGGGACCGCACCATCACCGGCCGCCTGGTCATCCTGTCGGACATGCGTCAGCTGGCGAACGTTGTCCCCTGTTCGGGCACCGGCCTGACCAAGCTGTACAACATGGGCGGCACCGCTTCCGGCTGGGTCGGTGAAGAGGATGCCCGCCCCGCGACCGCGACTGGCAAGCTCAAGCAGCTGGGGTTCGGCTGGGGCGAGGTGTACGCCAACCCGGGCGCAACGCAGCAGCTGCTGGACGACTCGGAGATCGACCTGGAGGCGTGGCTGTCCGGCGAGGTGGACGTCGAGTTCGCCCGGCAGGAAGGCGCCGGCTTCTTCGCGGGCGATGGTGTGAACAAGCCGTTCGGCATCCTGACCTACGTCACCGGCGGGGCCAATGCGGCGAAGCACCCGTTCGGCGCCATCGGCGCGATCAACAGCGGTGCGGCCGCAGCGATCACCGCTGACGGCCTGATCGACCTGGTGTACGACCTGCCGTCGGCCTTCACCGCGAACGCCCGTTTCGCCATGAACCGCAAGACGATGGGCGCGATCCGCAAGCTCAAGGACACCGAAGGCAACTACCTGTGGCAGCCGTCGTTGATCGCCGGCCAGCCGTCCACCCTGCTGGGATTCCCGGTGCAGGACGTGGCGGCGATCCCGGATGTGGCGGCCAACGCCATCGCCGCGCTGTTCGGTGACTTCAAGCAGACCTACACCGTGTACGACCGCAAGGGCGTGCGCGTGCTGCGCGATCCGTTCACCAACAAGCCCTACGTCCACTTCTACACGACCAAGCGTGTGGGCGGCGGCGTGCACAACCCGGAGCCGATGCGCGCGTTGAAGATCGCCGCGTAACCGGGTCGAAGGTCGATAACCAAGGGTGGGCGGCTTCGGCCGCCCGCCCTGCATGGAGAAGTCATGAGCAAACTGACCAAGCCGTTTCGCGGCGTGCGCGATGGCGAGATTTACCCGACCGAGTTCGCGGCCGGCGACGACTGCCCGCCCGAACTGGAAGCCGGTGCCCGCGCGTCCGGCGCGCTGGCCGACGGCAAGACCTCGGGAGGCCCCGACCCGGAAGAGAAGGCGGAGCTGATCGCCAAGCTGGAAGCGGCCGGCATCACGTTCGACAAGCGTTGGGGCGTGGATAAGCTCGCCGCCGCGCTGGCGGACGGAAAGAGGGAGTGAACCTATGCCGCTGTTGACTATCGAGCAGTGCCGTCGGCAGTGTCGAGTGGACGGCGACTATGACGACGATCTTCTCTCGGAACTGCTGGCATCTGCCGAGGACTCAGCGGCGGCGGAACTCAACTGCGCGGTATTCGCCGATCAGGCGGAGTTGGACGCTGTGTGGGGTGAGCTGCCTGCCGCGGCTGCGGCTGCGGCGGCAGAGTATGCAGCCGCTGTTGCTGCCGCTGCTGCTGAGTCGGACGCGGAGAAAGCAAACGCCATGGTGGCCGTTGCGGCGGCCAAACGCGATGCGTTGGCTCTTGCCCGCAGTCGCGCACTGCACGGAATCGTAGCGAACGCGAGCATCGTGGCTGCCGTCAGGCTCACGCTCGGCGACCTATACGCCAACCGGGAGAACACGGTGATAGGTGCCACGGCTGTTCAGATGCCGGCAGGCGCAAAGGCGCTGCTGCGTCCGTATCGGAGGGGGATGGGCCCATGAAGGCTGGAGACCTCAACCGCCGCATCACCGTCGAGCAGCGCGGAGCAGGCAAGGATGGGTGGGGGCAGCCGGCGGAGACGTGGGCATCTGTAGGCGAGGTGTGGGCCGGCATCGCGGGCGAAACCGGGCTTGGCGCCATCCGCTCCAACCTGCAGGCCGGCGCACCCGCTTCCATCGCCCGCTACAGCTTCCTGGTGCGCTTCGAAGTTGTCGGCCGGCTGGGCATCAACCCCGGCATGCGGATCGTCTACGACGGGCTGGTGTTCGACATCAAGGGCGTCACCCGCGACATGAAGGACCGCACGGCGGCGTGGATCATCACCGAGCAAGGCGGGAACAGCGGATGACCATCAAGGCGAACGTCGACTTCAGCGATGCGGTGCGTGGCCTGGACCTGCTCACCGATGTCCGCCACCAGCTGGCGCGCTCCATGGCAGTGGCCGGCGGCAAGGTCCTGCGGGATGAGGCCAAGGCGCGCGCGCCAGTGGGCGAGGAGAGCAATCGGCCTGGCCTGCTGCGCGGCTCGATGTACCTGGCGTACCGGGACAAGGCGTCGACCGACAAGGCCGAGGTCTACGCGGTGAGCTGGAACGCCAAGACGGCGCCGCACGGGCATCTGGTCGAGTTCGGGCACTGGCAGACCCATGCACGCTACAAGGGCAAGGACGGCGAGTGGTACACGGGCGCGCCGCTGGCGACGCCAAAGTGGGTGCCCGCCGATCCGTTCCTGCGGCCGGCGCTGGATGCTGCCAGAGAGCGGGCGAAGGTGGCGATGATCGAGCGCGGCCGGGCGCGGCTGCCGGAGCTGCTGGTCGGCAAGGGAGGCGACGATGAGCTATGAGCCGCAGTTGACCGCCCTTCTGGCGCCGCTCCTGGCCGGCCAGTTCTACCCGGACGTGCCCCCCGACAACCCGAAGTACCCGTGCGCGGTCTACCAGCAGGTGGGCGGCCGCTCCCTGTGGTTCGGCGAGGGCGCCATGCCCGATCACAAGCACGCCCGGGTGCAGATCACCCTCTGGGCCGACACGCGCGCGCAGGCGAACACGCTGATGCGGCGGATCGAGGACAGCATCTGCACGGGTATGCCGAAGTCTGAGCCCTTGGGCGCCGCGGTGTCTGGATACGCCGACGCGATCAAGAAGTACACGGCCCGGCAGGACTTCGGGGTCTGGTATCCCGACCCCTGACCGATCCACCCAGAACAAACTCCAACCACCCGGCCTCGCGCCGGGTTTTTATTGACCCAAGCGAGGTATGTACGAATGGCTCTCAAGATGCCCAAGGGCACTCAGTTCGGTTTCGCGCCGATCATCCCCACCCAGATTCCCGTCACCGCGTTCTCGAAGGCGGCACCGCCGCTGGCGAGCGTGGCATCCGGCGCCGTCGATGCGGGCGACATCGTGCTGGTTGGCGCGCCGGGCTGGCCCCTCCTGAACAACCTGGTTTCGCAGGCGGGTGCCGAATCCGGCGGCGCGGTGCCGCTGATCGGCCTGGATACCACCGATGCCGTGCTGTTCCCGGGCACCACCGTCGCGGGCTACCTGCAGAAGGCCGGCGAGTTCATCGACTTCACGCAGCAGGGTGACGCCTCGACCTCCGGCGGCGATCAGCAGTACTGGACCGGTTCGCTGATGGAAGATCCCACCGGCCGCCAGATCCAGATTCCGACGTTCAAGAACGCCAAGGTGCTGACCTTGCCGCTGTACTTCGACTCGAAGCTGCCGTGGTACAAGGCGGCCAAGGCGGCGGATGCGAAGGGCTTGCCGCTGATCCTGCGCGCGAAGCTGCCGGGCGGCGATACGCTGTATCGCTACGGCTACATGTCCTTCGACGGCGATCCCACCATCGCGGCGAACAATCCCATGGGCAACACCATGACGTTCACCGCGCTGAGCGATTCGACTCTGGTGGAGGTGGCCTGATGTTCAAGGTCAAGGCACCGGAAACGTTCGGCACCACCCTGACCATCGTGGGGCAGGGCCGCGAGCAGAAGCTGAAACTGACATACCGCCATCTGCTCAAGGACGACTACAAGACGCTGATGGACAAGCTGGCGGCCGGCGAGATCACCCCGGCACAGGCGGTCTTGGAGCTGGTGGTCGAGTGGGATGCGGACGTGGACCTGGACACCGACGGCGTGGAAACGGCCCTGCAGCATCAGATCGGCCTCGACACGGCGATCATCCACGGCTACGCCCAGGCGATCCAGGTGGCCCGCAAGGGAAACTGACAGAGGCGGTGGGGGCGTTGTACTGGCGCGCCCCCACCGAGGCCGAGCTTGCCGGCACCGGCCTCAAGGCCAAGCACTTCATCGCGCCCGAGGTTGAGCTGTGGCCGGAGTGCGCCTTGCCGATCACGATTTATTCGCGGGTCTCCACCCAGTGGCGCAGCAGCGCCGGGGGCCTGATAGGGCTGGACTACCAGGAGGTGCACCGCGAGCTTGACCGCGAGAGGCTCGAAGGCGAGCACCGAGAGGAGGTGATGGCCGGAATCCGGGTCATCGAAGCGGCCGCCCTGGCGCACTTCGCGGAGGCCAGCAGGTAGCGATCCTGCTACGATCCGCCCGTCAACAGAAGGGGCGGGGAACCATGTCGCTGATCAAATGCACGGAATGCGGACGCGATGTGAGCGACAAGGCCACCGCGTGCCCAGGGTGTGGGGCGCCAGTTGTGCCGCCACCGTTGACTGCGCCCGCTCCTCCCCCTCCGCTACCGCCGCCCCCGCGGCAAGAGCCCATGCCGAGAATTAAGGGGTTCTGGCTGTATGTAGTCCTGCTCGTGGTGGTCTTGGCAGGCGCGACGGCGTGGGGCGTACTTAGCCAGCAGACGCCGGAACAGAAGGCCGCGGCGGCTGCTCGTAAGGCAAAGAATGAAGCCATTGCAGCGGAACAGCGCGCACAACAGGAAAGCCGTCGCCACGAGAAATTCGCGGTTGAGTTCTGCGAGACGCGATACAAGGAAATGAACGCGGACCGACAGTACACACCCGCTATGCTTCGCCTTCATTCGATGACCTGCCGAAAGATGCGCGACGATTACAGGGCGAAATGGGGTCAAGACCCCTAACGCCGAAACCAGCCGCAGAAGAAGCCCGCCCTCCGGCGGGCTTTTTTATTGCCCGAGGAAAAGTAATGACAGACGCCGCCATCGGTACTGCGCGCATCGATGTAACCGTTGACACGTCGCAGTTCGACTCCGCAGTTTCCGCAGCAAAGCGTGCTGTGTCGGACATGTCCACGTCCGCCCAGCAGCAGTACCAGCAGTTGGCCGGCGCCGAGAAACGCCGTGTCGATGCGCTGGTACGGCAGGCCGATACCCTTGGCATGACCAAGGCGCAGCAGCTTGCCTACAACGCCTCACTGCGCACGAGCGGCCCGATCTTGGACGAGATCGTGAAGAAGCTGGCGTCCGGCGAGGCCGCGGCAAAGAAGGCCAGCGCCGAACTCAACAAGTACGGCGTGAGCGCCGCCCAGCAAGCCGCCGCGCTCCGCGGTACGCCGGCTCAGATCACCGACATCTTGGTCTCCCTGCAGGGCGGCCAGCGTCCGATGACGGTCCTCCTGCAGCAGGGTGGCCAGCTCAAGGACATGTTCGGTGGCCTCGTGCCGGCAGCCCAGGCGCTCGGGGGCCAGCTCGCCGCCATGATCAACCCGGCAACCATCGCGGCGGGTGCCCTGGGGGCGCTGGCCTACGCCGGATACACCGTAGCGGAACAGCAGGCCGAGTTCGACCGTATTCTCATCCGCACCGGCGCGAGCACTGCCGCGCTGACCGGCGACTTCCAAGAGCTGATCGCAAACCTGGATGCGCTTGAGGGGGTTTCTCGCGGAGGCGCCGCGGACGCCATCATGGCGGTCGCCAATTCGGGCCGGTTCGCTGGTGAGCAGTTCGACATCGTCACGCGCGCATCCGCTCGTATGCAGTCATCCATGGGCGACGGGGTGGACAAAACCGTCGCCAAGTTTGAGGAGATCGCAAAATCTCCGGTCGCCGCTCTGCTCAAGCTGAACGAGACGGAGCACTTCCTGACCGACACCCAGCTCCGGCGTGTGGCAGCTCTGGAGGATGAGGGGCGGGCACAGGATGCCGCGGCCGAGGGTGTGCGCATCTACGGCGAGCACCTGGATAACGTTGCCACCAAGGCCGACGCGACGCTCTCCTCCCTATCTCGCTGGTGGCGTGATGTGAAGGACGACACCACCCATGCATGGGGCGAGGTTGGGATCTACATGCAGCTGCTGGACAAGGTGATCGAGAAGCAGAAGCAGTCCCGTTCGATCAGCTTCGGAGATCAGCTTAGGACGGTAGGCCGGATGAGCGGCAACGTCGCTTCTGTTGTTCCGGATGGCTGGATCTCCTCTGGCGCGACACTGGCAAATGCACTCGGAAAGAAGTGGCTGGAGGAGAAGGCAGGGGGAGCCGGTGGGCAGTTCGGCGACGTCACTGCGCGTGTCGCGGGTGGTGGCGAAGTCGTAGGGTCGAAGGAGGCCGGGGCTGCCCTTGATGCGGCTCGTGCGGAGAGGAAGAAGGCCCAAGAGGAGTGGGATCGGTGGGTTGGCCAGAACCTCAGCAAGCGCGAGAAGCAGCAGGCCGAGGAGAAGCGAATCCAGGAGGCCGGCAAGAAGCTGGGGCTGGATCAGGCGAAAATTGACGAGCAGATCGCGGCCTCCCGCAAGAGATTCACCGAGGCGGAGTCGAAGGGGCGCAAGTCGACCGAACCGACCGTGGCACTGGCGCAGCGGATCAAGCAGCAGATCGCCCTGAACACCGAGCAGTTGCAGGCGGAGGCGAAGCTGACGACGAGCCAGCGGCTGCGCATCCAGGTGGAACAGGAACTGCTCGACCTTGGCGCCAAGGCCGCGCCGGAGCGCCGCGCCGAGATCAACCAGCTGCTCAAGCAACTGGACGCGACCGGCCAGCTGGTGGATGCCAAGGAGAAGGAGGCGCGCGCCACGGAGCAGCTGCAGCGGCTACAGGCGCAGATTCGGGTCTCCGAAGAGAACCGGATGCGCGCCAATGCCATCGACCTGATGAGCTACGGCAACAGCAGCGACGAAGTGGAGCAGATGCGCCGGAAGCTGGACATCCAGCGCGAGTACGAGGACGGCTTGAAGCAGATCCGCGACCGCGGCGTGGCTGCCGATTCGGAGGAGTGGAGCCGGCAAGAGCAGTTGCTGCGTGCCAGCCGCGACCGGATGCTGGAGATCGAGCGCGACTTCCAGCAGCAGCGACTGGCGTTCATGGGTGATTGGCGCGTCGGTGCAAGCTCGGCGATGAAGGAGTACATGGCCGAAGCGGCGGACGTTGCGAGCCAGTCCCGCGACCTGTTCGCCAACGCCTTCCAAGGAGCAGAGGACGCCATCGTGCGTTTCGTCCAGACCGGGAAGCTGTCGTTCTCGGACCTGGCCGATTCGATCATTGCCGACCTGGCGCGCATCGCCGCTCGTCAGATGATCACCGGCGTGCTCGGCAATGCCTTGGCGGGGCTATTCGGTGGAGGTGTGGGGCCGGTGCAGCGCGAATCCATCTCCCTGAGCAACAGCGGGGTGAGGTTCAACGCCAAGGGCGGCGCCTACAACTCGCCGAGCCTGTCGGCCTACTCCGGCGGGGTGTACGACAGACCGCACCTGTTCGCGTTTGCCAAGGGTGCGGGCGTGTTCGGTGAGGCTGGGCCGGAGGCGATCATGCCGCTCCGTCGCGGTCCGGACGGGCGCCTGGGAGTCTCCGCTGCCGGCGGTGGCGCAGCGTCGGTCAAGGTCGAGGTGATCAACAAGGGGCAACCGGTGAAGGCTACGGCGTCGGCGGAGCAGCAGCCGGACGGCAGCCAGCTGATCCGGATCATTCTCGACGCGGTGGCCGACGACTTGGCCTCGGGCGGAAGGGTGGCACAGGCCGGCAAGAGCCGATACGGATGGAGGGATCAACTTGGCTGACTTTCCGAGCTATGCGCACATCCTGGCGGACGGCTTCACGGAGTCGTTCGACCCGGCGGTGGAGCGCACCGACATGGAGCGGGGTGTACCCAAGCAGCGCCTGCTGAACACGCAGGTCATGGCGAAGGTGAGCGCGACGATCCTCTTCCGGAAGAAGGCGGACATCGCGGCGTTCGAGTCGTGGTACTTCGACACGATCAAGCGCATTGGCTGGTTCCAGATCAAGCACCCAAGGACGGGTGCGACGATCACGGCACGCTTTGAGGGCGGCAGCATCGGCACGCTCGTCCCACTGGGGCCGGCGTTCTATATCGCCAGCCGGACGGTCATCATGGAGTACCAACGATGACGACCTTCACCGAGCGCCGGCAGCGTGTCACCGACACGGCCGGAACGCTGCTGTTCCTGGAGATCACCGCCCCATCGTTCGGCGAGACTCTGCGGCTGGTCAACGACACGCAGAACTGGACGAGTAACGGCATCGAGTACGTCGGCGTGCCGTTCGGATTCAAGCTTCCCAGCGACGTGGGCGGCCAGACGCCGCGGGCGGTGCTCACCATGGACAACGTGGGCCGCGGTATCACCGAGGACTTGGAACGGCTGCTGCCCGGGGACGTGGTGATGGCCCGGCTGCTGTTGAGCGACCGGGCCGACCCCAATGTCATCGAGCGCGCATTCCTGCTGCCGCTGACGCAGGTGTCGGTCAACGCCAGGACGGCGACGGCGCAGTGCGGCTACGACGCGATCATGCGCCAACAGGCGGTGCGGCTGCGGTACACGCCCTTCACCGCCCCGGGGGCGTTCTGATGCGCCTGGCCGATGTGGAGCGATTCGTCGCCATCCCGTACGACGAGCGGGAGTTCGACTGCGCCGACCTGGTGGTGCTGGTCCAACGGGCGTTGTTTGGCCGCACTGTTCAGCTTCCAGGGCGTCGACCGCGGGGCGTGCAGGGTCAGGCGGCCCTCGGGGAGCTGTCGCGCCCCTATGGACGACGAACGGACACGCCACAGGACGGCGATCTCGTCCTGATGGTCGAACACGGGCAGAAGCGCCCCGGCCATGCCGGGGTTTTCTTTTTCCTGGCCAACGAGGGCTGGGTACTCCACACGAACGGGCGCAACGGCTGCAGCGTGCTGCACCGCGCGCGCGAGCTGCCCGACTTCGGGCTGAGGATAGAGGGCTACTACGCATGGGCGTGATGCAACAACCGCCGCTGGGGCCGGGCCAGCTGATCGTGACCCCGCATCCGCTGATGCTAGACGGCCAGCGGAGCGTTGTGTGGGAGGCGCGCGCCGGCGAGAGCCTGTACGCCATCCTGCAGCGCAACGTGCCGGAGCTGGACGGGCAGCGGTGGGAGGTGTGCATCGGCGGCCGGTCGGTCGAGCGGCACCTGTGGCACCACGTCCGCCCGAAGCAGGGGCAGGTGATCGAGGTCCGCGGCGGCGTCGGCCGTTCCGCGCTGGCTCTCGTCGCCGTGCTGGCGCTGACCTACTTCACCTTCGGCGCCGGCGGTATGGCTGGCGGTGCGTTCATGGGCCTGACGGGTGTTGCCGGCTACGCGGCGGCGGCGGCTGTCTATATGGCCGGCGCCATGCTGGTCAACAAGGTGCTGGCACCCAAGCAGCCGAAGGTGGACAACCGGCAGCAAGACCCAGTGCATTCGATCAGCGGCGCGCGCAACCAGCTGCGGCTATACGAGCCGTACCCGTTGCTGTTCGGCCGGGTGCAGATCACCCCGGACCTTCTGAGCAAACCGTACACCTGGTACGAGGGCAACGATCAGTTCCTCGGGTTGCTGCTGTCGGCCGGCATCAACGTGGGTCGCATCGAGGCCCTGTACAACGGCGACACGCCCCTGTCGAACTACGAGGGCGTCCAGGTCTACCACGCTGGCTACAGCCAGATGCAGGAGCAGACCATCCCGCTGTACAGCAACGCCGACACCATCGACGGCGCGGAGTTGACCAAGGACAAGGCGTGGGTAGAGCGGACCACCAGCGCCGACACGGTGCGCATCCAGATCAATCTGGAATACGTCCTGGGCGGAACCGGCACCAGCGGCAAGAGCTACTACGTCTCGGAGACCGTCGAAGCGCAGTACCGCCCGGTGGGCACGACGAACTGGCAGCCGCTGGCGTCGCAGACGTTCCGCTCCGACCGGTTCGACGTGCGCCGGGCGACGCTGGCCCGGGATGTGGCGCGCGGGCAGTACGACGTGCGGGTGCGCATGCTGGGGCAGGGCAACTACGAGGGAAAGAACACCCAGAAGAACGACTTCCAGTGGACCCAGCTCACGTCGGTCCAGGCGGACGATGCGGACTACACCGGTATCGCGCGCAGCGGTGTTCGGATCAAAGCCACTGGCCAGCTCAATGGCTCGCCTGACGAACTGCGGGGTGTTGCCTTCGCGGCACCGATCCCAGAGTGGAGCGGCACGGCGTGGGTCACCAAGGAAAGCAGCAACCCCGGCGCACAGTGTGTGGCTTACGCCCGCGGCTTCTGGGCGGGCCCGCGCCTACTGGCGGGCATGGCCCTGGCGGACGCGCAGATCGACCTCGAGTCCTGGAAGGCGTTCTCGCTGCACTGTGCCGCCAACGGATACACGTACGACTTCTACGTGAAGGACGCGCGTAGCCACACGGACGTACTGGCCTCAATCGCGCGCGCGGGCTTCGGCGAGATCACCTGGGCCGGTGGGCGGCTGGGCGTGGTCTGGGCGGCGCAGGAGCAGCCGCTGTCCGGCGTCGTCGCTATGCCGACGATCAAGAAGGGCACGTTCCAGGTCGACTACACGCTGGCGAGCGCCGCAGACGGCATCGAGTACACGTACATCGACGCGACCGACTGGCAGGCCAAGACCCTGCGTGTGCCGGCTCCGGGCGTGGACATCATGCTCAACCCGGCCCAGGTGTCAGGGGAGGGCGTGAGCACGGAGCAACACGCGGCCCGCGCCGCGCGCTGGCATCTGGCCCAGCACCTGTATCAGTACAAGGACATCGGCTACAGCACGGACATTGAGCACCTGACCTACCAGCGGCTGTCGCTGCTTGCCCTCCAGCACGACCTCACGCAGTGGGGCTACGGTGGGCGCGTGCAGGGTGCCAGTGGTACGGGCGGCGCGATGACGCTGCTACTGGATGAGCCTGTGCCGGCGCCGACGGCAGGGAACGCCTATATCGGGCTGCGCATCCCCGGCGAGCGGGTATACCGGGTGCTGCGCGTTCAGCCGTTCAGCGGAACGAGCAGCAGCATCACGCTGGCCGATCCGTGGCCGGCAGATGCCGCGATCCCGGGTGCCGATCCGGAAAACCCGGCCCACGACACCATCTGGGTCTACGACTTCCGGCAGACGCCGGGCTACCGGGTGCGCGTGACCAGCATCGAGCCGGAGCCGGACTTGAAGGGCGCCGCGGTGCGGGTGGTGCCGGAGGGGCCGGAGTTCTGGGACTACGTGCTGACCGGGCACTACATCCCGGCGCCGAATCAATCGCTCCTGCAGACCCGGCCGGTGGCCAGCAACCTGCGGATTAGCGAGGCCCAGATTGTCCAGGGAAACACCACCTTCACCGAGCTGACGGCCACGTTCGACGTGACCGGGCCGGTCGGGACGACGGTTGTGCGCGCGGCCGGCGCCGGCGGCGAGCTGCAGGACGTGGCTCAGACGGTGACACGGACGGCGACCTGGCGCATCAACGATCCGGGCACGTACACCATCGTCGTGCGGCCGTTCTCACCTGACGGGGAGGCTGGCGTCGCGGTGCAGGCGGTCTACACCACCGGTGGCGCTGGGATTCCTCCGGTGCTGGTGGATCTGTTCGACGTGGTCGAGCGCAGCGGGGGCGTCCGCGTATACACCTGGGGCTGGCTGGCGGACACGATGCGCTCGCCTGACTTCGCGGGCGTGGAGATCCGCTACACATCCGGAAATGCCCCCGTGCCGGACTGGAACACGATGACCCCGTTGGGGGAGTCGGGGTACTACACGGCGCCGTTCGAGAGCGTGCTCCCTGCGGCAGGCGAGTGGACCATCGCATGTCGATCGCGCAATACGGCCGGGCAGTTGTCCGAGGGCATGCGCACGGTGACAAGGACGTTCGGCCCCAACCTGGGCGAGATCATCGATGACCTGGACCCCGAGGGTACGACCGAGAAGCTGATCGAGCTGCAGCGCCAGATCGATGAAGCCAACCGGCTGCGATTTGAGGGGGATGCCAAGGAAGCATCTGACCGTGCCGATCAGATCGCCGCCGAGACCCAGCAGCGTCAACAGCAGATCGATGCGGAGCGGGCAGCCAGGCAGGCGGCGGTTGCGGCGGCGCAGGAGCGAATCAACACGATCCTGTCGGACTCGATCATCTCGGCCGACGAGAAGCCGCAGCTGATCCGGGACTACCAGGCACTGCTCAACGAGCTGCCGGGGATCGAGGCCGAGGCGAAGCTGTCCGAGGCGACGGAACAGTTCGACGCATACAAGGGCGCCGTTGACGACCTGACGGACTACCTTGCCACCTTGAACGACCCGGTGCCCTGGAACGACACCAGCGGATTCACCTACATCAAGTAACCCACCAGGCCCGCGCAAGCGGGCCTTCTCTTTGCACGAGGAAACAATGACCGCAGCCACCGACACCCTCGAAAACGGCCTTCTGGCCCTGCTGTTCAACAACACGGCCTTCACTGGCCTGGGCGACGCCGCCGGCCTGCTGGGCTCTGCTGCCGCCGGCTCGCTGTACGTGAGCCTGCACACCGCAGACCCTGGCGAGGCCGGCAACCAGGCCACGAATGAGGCGGCCTATGGCGGCTATGCCCGCGTGGCGGTCGCGCGCACCGCGGGCGGCTGGACGGTCACCGGCAACGTCGCATCGAACACCGCGGCGGTGCAGTTCCCGGCCTGTACGTCGGGCGCCAGCACGATCACCCACATCGGCATCGGCACGGCCGCATCCGGCGCCGGAAAGCTGCTGTGGCACGGCGCCTTCGATGATCCCGCTTCGCTGGCGGTATCGCCCGGCATCGCGCCGAAGTTCGACCCCGCAACCATCAACGTGACGGTGGACTGATATGGCCGACATGGGCACCGACTTCAATGGGCTGCCCGATGCCGGGGCGCTGACCGGGGCCGAGGTGGTCGCGGTCCAGCGCGGCACGGGCGAGGGTTCCACGCTGCGCACCACCATTGCCGCCATCTTGGCGATTGCTGGCTCCGGCGCGCAGACCGGCGATACGCTGGTTTCGGCCCGGAACCCGGGAGCCGGCTGGCTGCGGCTGGGCACCGTCTACAGCCAATCGGCATACCCGGCCCTGTACGGGCTGGTGGGGCTGATCGGCGATGTTCCGCCGGGCCGCAACTGGGCCGCCCAGACGCCTACCAGCGGGATTAGCACCGCGATCAACGACGCGTGCTGGGTTACGGACAAGATCGCCGTGGCCGTGGGCAACAACGTCGTGTGGCGCACCACGGACGGCGGCGTGAACTGGGTTCAGATCACCGTCACCGGCAACCTGCTGGCGGTCGCGCGCGCATCGAGCACGGTGGTCATCGCCTGCGGCCAGGCAGGCGTAGTTCTGCGCAGCGTGGATAGCGGTGCGACGTGGACCGCCGTTTCCAGTGGCACCACGAATGCCCTGCGGACCATCACCGTGTTCACGGCGTCGCGCATCTATCTCACCGGTGACAGCAGCACCGGCCGACTGAGCACCGATGGGGGTTCCTCGTTCGGCGCAGGCGCCGCGGCGATGGCGGACGCCAGGCGGACGGTGAGGTTCAGCGCAAGCGTTGCCGTTGCCTTTGCGAACACGGGCACCTCGGCGGCCAGGACCACTGACGGGGGAGCAACTTGGACTGCGATTACCGTCCCGAGCTTCAGCAATGTCAGGGGTGCGTGCGCCTTTGATGAGGCTCGCGCCATTGCCGTCTCCAGCACGGGCGTGGTCCTGCGGACGATCGACGGAGGCACAACCTGGACGAGTTCGACGTTGGCGGGCGTGACTACCACGCAGGCCGGCGTCGTTCGCACGTCGGCCCTTGTGGCAGTGATCGTCACCACCTCGGGTACCAGCTACTACTCGTTCGATGCTGGGGCCAGCTGGACCGCAATCTCCACTGCGCTGACCAATGCGACGGCGGCCTTCGCCATCGAGGACACCACTGCCGTGGCAGTGGGTAACGGAGTGCAGTTCCGCTCGCTGCCCGAGTACAGCTACGACTCCGGAACGCAGTTCATCACGCCTTCGCTCGCGGGTATCGGGGCGGGGCTCACCGGGTACATCAAGGCATGAAGACCTTCTATCTGTGGGACGAAACGGGCGCTCCGGCTGGCACGGTTGAATGTGAAGAGAATGGGCCGCTGCCTGTGCGCTGCACGCCCACCGAGCCGCCGGTCGCTGATACCGGCTTCCGGGTGGTGTGGCGCAGCGGATGGGTGCAGGAGCAGCTCTCCGCACCAGACCTGGCCGTGGTGAAGGAAAAGCTGCGTGCAGCGGCTACCGCCCGCCGCTGGTCCCGCGAAACGGGCGGGCTGACGCTCGGCGGCGTGCGAGTGGCCACAGCGCTGCAGGACCAGAATCGCATCGCCTCGGTCCTGGCCGCCATGCAGGTGGCGCAGGTGGACGGCGTGGACTTCAAGGCCGAGAACGGCTGGGTCTACCTGACGGCGGTGGAGCTGCAAGGCATCGCGGGTGCGATCACCGCGCACGTTCAAGCCTGCTTCTCGGCGGAACGCGCGCACCACGAAGCCATCGACGCGCTGCCCGACCTGTCGGCGGCGCTTGCATATGACGTAACGGAGGGCTGGCCCGCATGACGAAGTACCTGCTCACTGGCGACGGCCGCCGGCTGCTGACGGGCGGCGGGCAGGTGCTGACGGCCGACGCTCCGGGGCCGGCGTTCTCGGACATCACCGCGGCGCCGATTCCGGTCTCGATCAAGCTGGCGGCCAAGGTTGCCGCGGTCGCCGTGGCGACCGTGGCGCCGATGGCGATGGCGTTCGGCCTTGCGGCATCCCCGAAGGGAAGCACGGGTATCAAGCCGATGCCCGTCACGTTCGGCCTCTCGGCCTCGCCCAGCGCCTGGGCGAGCGCGGAGGTGCAGCCGGCGGCGGTGGAGTTCGGCCTGGCCGCGTCGCCCAGCGCCACCGCGAAGATCGTGCCCGCGCCGGCGGCGGCGGAGTTCGGCCTGCACGCCAGCCCGAGCATCGCCTACCCGTTGGCGATCCGGCCGCAGTCCATGCCGGTCGAAATGCGGCTGACGGCGAAGCCAACGCGCGCGGCCGTCATCCGTCCGCGCCCGTTGACGCTCACGACCACGCTGTCGGCGAACATCAGCGTCAGCACCGCGGCGAAGTTCCTCGAGAAGTGGCTGAATGTCTACGGCCTGCGCCAGGCAGTGCTCAATGCGATCGACGCCAACAACCGGGAGCTGGCGAAGCAGGCCGGGGACAAGGCCACGGCCAACGCCGCCGCCATCGTCCTGACCAACTCGCGCGTGGAGACTGCAGAGGGCCGCATCACGGCCGAAGCCGAACGTACGACGTTGCTGCAGGGGCAGATCAACGATCCGGCTACAGGCTTGGCGGCCAACGCTTCGGGCCTGGGATCGCTTCGCACGACTGTCGAGCAGCAGGGCGGCCAGATCACCGCGCAGTCCCAGGACATCACCAAGGTTCGGGCGTCCATCGGCGCGACCAGCGGCAACCTGATCGGGAACGCGGGATTCGAGAGTGACACCTTCGGCTGGGCAATCGCCTCGGACTCCCTTGTGGGCAATGTCGCCGAGTCGACCTACAAGCTGTACCGCAACAGGAACGGGCAGCGCCCGGGCGGCATCAACGTCCTGACGTGGCAGTCAACCGCCTCGCTGTCGGGCGGAACGGTCGTCGTGCGCTCGAACAGCGTTCCGGCAGTGGCCGGCACTCGCTACTGCGTGCAGTGCGCCGGCGACCGGCAGGCGTCCAGCACGCTGTCCTTCGGTGTCGACTTCCTCAACTCCTCGGGCGGGACGATTTCGGGCGGCCCCAGCGCGGTGGTCCCGCAAGGCTACGTCACGGAGTCCGCCTTTGCGGTGGCTCCCAGCGGCACCGTGGCGCTTCGCTTCTGGTTGCGCTCGCAGGTCACCGGTTCGGTCTCCGCGCCGGCGTTCAGCGTGATTCGGCCCATGGTCTCGGTGGCCGCTGCCGAGCAGACGACCGTGCCGCCCTGGCAGCCGTCGGCGTCGGGAGTGGATGAGAAGTACGCCCAGGTCACCCAGCTCCTCTCGGTGGAGGTGAACAGCCTAGGGCAGGCAAAGGCCCTGTGGGGCATGTACCTGGACGTGAACGGCCGGGTCGTTGGCATGCAGTCGATCAACGACGGCGTGCGCGGCGAGATCAGCTTCATGACCGACGTGTTCCGGGTCATGTCGCCGGTGGGCGCCAACAACGGCATGGAGTGGCAGGCCGGCTACCTGCGGACCTGGGCCGGAACTGCGCAGGCAGTGCTCGGCGCCGGCTTCGGCACCGACAACCTGATGCTCTACCTGGGCCCGAACGTAGGCGCCGGCGCGGCCAAGAAGTCGAACGCGGCGATGTGGGCCGACAAGGACGGCAATGCCGGGTTCAGCGGCAGCATCTATTCGTCAGTGCTATCCAGCTCGGCCATTGCGCTGGCGTCGGCGCGGATCTTCTGCGGGGGGAATCGCACGGCGCCGTTCGTCATCAAAGACGTGGCGCGCAGCTCGGGTGGTCTGGGCAACAAGACGGCCACAAGCCGGCCGCTCATAGCGCCCGACAACGGCTCCGGCTACGACTACAGCCGCATGTCCGAGAAGGTCAAGGACGTGTACCTGACGATCATGTCGGTCTCTGGTGGTGGCTCCGGCAACGAGACCTACAGCATCGAGGTGCAGATCGACGGTGGTGTCTGGTCAGTGCTGGGGTCGGAAACGGTAGGCGTCATCTCGACGGTTACCCACGTTTTCACGTACACCTACACGACCCCGGCCAACTGGTCGACGCTGGCGTTCCGGGCGCGCACTACCCAGGGGCACACCTACCACCTGGTGCTGAACATCGAGGTGCAGAACTTCAACACCACGGGCAGCGCGCCGGGGACGTTCTCGGACAACTCCATCGCGCCGCCGCCGCCGCCACCGCCGGCGGGTGGGGGTGGTGGTAGCTACTGCGTGGACTACGAGACCGCGCGGCTGCCGGATGGCCGGTGGGTCCGCGACCTGCAGCTGGGCGACGAGATCGGGTGCTGGAACGACGACCCCGATGTGCCGGCGGTGACAATGCAGGAGGTCAGGGCGTTTGCCCTGGGCGAGGAGGAGTGCTTCGAGCTGGTGGCGGCGTCTGGCGCGCGGGTGATCCAGAGCCGCAGCACGCCGATGACGTTGCGCAGCGGCGCCACGGCATACACGCCGGACATGCTGGGCGAAGAGGTGCTCGTCTCCCGAGCCGGGGCTCTGGCATGGGAGCCCGTGGTCGGCCTGGAAAGCGTCGGTGTGCGGCGGGTGGTCAAGCTCAACGTGGGTGACCGGATGTACTTCGCCGGCACCGATCCAGGCGCGACCATCGCAACGCACAACATCGCCAAGCAGGAGACGATCCAGCAGCCGCTGTGATCGCTTCCATTGGAGCACGGGGAGGGCGGCACCGTTCTAGAGCGGTGCCGCCTGTGGGTTCAGTGAGGCGCAAGGGCGTCGTGGCCGCGCTTCGAGATGTCCGCAGCAGCCAACAGGACGGCCTTCTGCGTTGCCCCCATCCGCTCGGCGATCCTGGCCAGTTCATTCGCCACTCCCAACGCCGTTCTCGTGTTGCGAGCGGCTGCAGCTTGCAGGAGGTCTTGATACACCTGCCAGAAGCCGGGCCCGTTCCCGTGAAGCCGGTATGCCGCCTGCAGCTGAAGCCATTCTTCGTTCGTCAGGTATTCCGCGCTGTATCCCATATCAGACTCCTTGCCGCCTTCCCCCGCAGGTCGAACTTAAGTCGACCCTGCCGGGGTGGAGTGAATGGGACGTGATCGACTCGTGTGCTCTCCGTAAACGTTGCCGCCCACCTACGGCACGGCATCAGAGCGGAAACGCCGCTAGCGCAGGCGTCCAAGGGTCTACGGGCTTGAGCTGGCGCCGGTGCCAGGACGGTGGCTGACGCGACCACGGAAAGTTCTGAAGTGCGACGGAGGACACGCCGCCGTCCGGCCTTGTGCGCCGGAGGTGCGCGGCGCCAAGGGCGTACACGGATAGCGCGGTGCCGGGTTCGCTGACATTTCGTGGACCTTGGGCCGGTTACTGTGAGCCGGCCAGCACCAGCGCGCCGACTGACAGTCCAGGCCAAACCCCGCCGGGCTCCCGCATGGACGCGGGGGCAGCTGGCGCCAATGGACCTCACCGGGACGTGGTTCGCTACGTGCGCGGAGAGCGCTTGCCGGAGACGTGGCCGTGGTCCCGTACGTGCCACCGCCACGGGAGGTCGACCGCTTTGCTGATGCCGATGCGGGGGCTCACCACGGGGTCCACCGGTGGCGGTGTGCCGTCGCTCACGATGGAGACGCCCCGGTCCATGGTGACAAGGTCGGCACCGTCGAACGAGCGATCCAGGCCCATGGCCTGAGAGAGCTTCCCCGGCCCGCTGGCCAGGTCGCGGTCGCGCTTGGCGGCGGCCCGAGCCTCCCGCATCAGGTCAAGACCCGAGAGCGGCTCGGCGGCCCGCAGCAGCACCCCCGCGCCCTCGTCAATGTCGCCACACACGGCGTTGCTCCCCCAATGGATGCCGTAGGAGAAGTAGACGTAGAGGTGTCCCGGCGGGCCGAACATCGTCGCATTCCGGGGGGTTTTGCCGCGGTGCGAATGGGCGGCGGGGTCTTCACTGCCCGCGTAGGCCTCAACCTCGACTATGCGGGCAGCTCTCCCGTCAGCGCGCATGAGAATCTTGTTCAGCAGTTCAGGCGCTACCGCGGTGGGATGCCTGCGGTAGAACTCGCGGGGCAGCGGGGACCAGGGCTCACCCATTGATGCCGGCACGGTCGACCATCTCTCGCAGGCGGTCGAGCACGTGCTCCTGCTGATCATCGCGGACGTCTCCACAGAGTCGGTCCGTCCGGTCCTCAAACTCCCGGTAGAACGTGTTCATGTCCAGGCGGAGCCTGGGTATCTCTGCTTCGATTTCCGCTAGCCGGTTCTCGATCTCCTGTTGGCTCAACATGGCAACCTCAAATGAAGCCTTGCAGGCTGGTCTGGACACGCAGGGTGACCAGCCACGACGCAATCAGCTCGTGGATTGCATGCTCGTCCTCCGGATACCGGCCGATGAGGCGGTCCTCGATCGCTCCCAAGACTGCATCCAGCTCTGGGCCGGGGCCGTGCTCGGACACCGCATGCTGCAGCTCGTTGAAGGCCAGGTCGTAGTCGGCCTGCTGGCTATTCATGGCCTTCCTCCCTCTCCACCGCCCCCACCGAATGCATGATCGCCACCACCTCGTTGTGGAAATAGTCGGCATCGTTCGCCGCAATCCGGTGCTCCAACGCCTCGGCCTCGCCGGCGATGGCGTCGGCCAGGTCTGCTGCAGGCAGTTCCTGGGCAATTCGGGCGGCCTGGTTCAGCAGGCCTTGGAGCAGCTCATCGAGCTGTGAACGGGTCAGGTGGGTCATGGCATCGATCCTACGGCGGTGGCGTTATCCTCCGGTCAACACCGGAGGCTCCCATGTGCTACTCAGCCCAGATCGAAGCGGCATACACCAAGTTCGTTCGCAAGTTCGGTGCTGTGCTCGACAAGAAGGCGTTCGCCAAGATGTGGTTGCGCGACGAGGGGAAGGAGCGCAGGCCCAAGACGCCGCGGGCGCTGGACCTGTCGTTCCTGGCCTCGGACGACCCCGACGTGGCTGGGATAGCTCAGGAAATCCGGCAATGGGACGCCGAGGACATCGCACAGCTTGAGACCGAGCTGTTCCGCCAGGCCAAGCGCCTGGCCGATGCCGAGCGGAAGCTGGCCACCAAGCCGACCAAGACCGCGGAGAACGAGAAGCGCATCGCCGGCAACAAGATCGAGCAGATCAAGGGGCGGATCGCTGACCTGAAGCGGTCGCGGCCTGAAGCCAAGGACTCGCGAATGTTCCCCGGCTACTACTGCCCGGTCCTGGTGAGCGAGGGCGGCCGGCTGGTGGTCAAGCCCATGCGCTACCAATGCCGCCTGGCGGGCAAGCCGGCCTTCTACGACACCAAGTTCCCGGGCACCTACAACGCCCGCCGGGACAGCCTGGAGAAGTTCTGGGCGCCCGCCTTCGGCCGGACCCACGGCCTCATCGTGGCCGACCGTTTCTACGAGCACGTCGAGATCGACGGCGAGAACCGTGTCCTTGAGTTCGTGCCCAGGACCGGGGAGCAGATGCTGATCGCCTGCCTCTGGTCCCACTGGACGGACCCGAAGGGGCAGGAGCCCGACCTGCTGAGCTTCGCCGCGGTCACCGACGACCCGGAGCCCGAGGTCGCCGCTGCCGGCCACGACCGGACGATCATCAACATCAAGCCCGAGCACGTCGACGCCTGGCTCAATCCGGACCCTGCGAACCTGCAGGCCCTGTACGCCATCTTCGATGACAAGCGGCACCCGTACTACGAGCACCGGATCGCCGCGTAGGCGTCTCAGGATCTGCGCGTGCCAGTCCTAGACTTCCGGCCATGTACGACAACCTCCCCGATGGCTTTGAATGGCAAGTGGCTTGGCAGTACGCCGCGGGCCTGACCGACGTCGTGTTCGACGGCATCGTGGTTTGCGCGTTGGTCGAGCGGATCAACAACGGCGGATGGTACGTGTGGCTGGACCGGCACCTGGCAAAGCTGGATGGCCCACCTGAGGTGTTTCGGAACTGCCGGAGCTATGAGAGCGGCGTGGCCGGTTGCGGGATATGGGTTCACCGTCACCAGGGCCGACTGCGGCGTGAAGCCGGTGCCATGGCGGAGGCCGTCCGTATGAAGAACCACTACGGGCGTAGTTGGAACGGTCAGGAGGCCACACGCGGCACGCTGTCCGGTGCGCTGCTCTCGACGGTGCCCAGTGATCCCATGGTCTACCGGGGGGACTCCAGGACGCTGGAGGAAAAGGCCGCGGCGTACTCAAGAGAGCTGCGACGCCGGCGGGGCGGCCGCCGCAACTGGCACATGAACGGAGTCGGTGCGACGGACAGGCCGTAGGGCGCATCGCAAGCAGTGCGATGGTCGTGGGCGAGGATGGTCAGCATGAAGGCACCAACCAAGACGTGGTACCCGACGAAATCAGCCTGGGCGCGCGCCAAGGCGGCCGAACTGGACGGGCAGGCCCGGCAACTGGAGCAGCACAGTGGGGGTGACTGGCGACGGCGCGCTCGCATCCGGGCAGCTGCAAGCCGGCTCCGGATGCAAGCCGGCGCCTTCCTTGTCCGGGCCGTGCGATTGGAAGAGGCGGGGGACTAGAGCCGCCCAACTGCGGTGTTCCGTCCGTCAGAGACGGTGCTGCAGATTCTCCGGGCGTAGGTTCGTGTATCGCTTCAGGGTCGCCCAGCTCTCGTGCAGCGTAAATAGGGCAACTTCGTGAATGCTGTAGCCGGCCTCAAATAGCCGACTCGTCGCTTCATGGCGCAGGTCGTGGAAATGGAGGTCTTGAATTCCAAGGACTTGGCAGGCTCTGGTGAAGAGCGAGCCTATCGACTTGGGGTTATAGGGAAAGATCAGAGGATCTTCGCTGCCGTCATCATGTTGCACGCGCGGTTGGCGCTGGATGATCTCCAGTGCGGCCGGCGTCAGCTTGAACGTCTTGTGATTGCCGAGCTTCCGAGTGGGATGCTTCGCGTCGCGCAGGAGGCAAGTTGCTGTCGCCACATTCAGGTCATCCCAGCGTAGGCGGGTGATTTCCTCCTGTCTTCGCGCGCTGTGAATTGCGAACCAGACGATGTCCCGCATCGGGATCTCCGCACGCACGTCTCGGTGGCTGAACTTCCCATCGAGCATTTGTAGTTCCGCGGCGGACGGACGGCGATCTCGTTGCTTGGGCTTTCCAATGATCCGCTGCTGCCGCAGGTACTCGGCAGCGTCGTCCAGCTCTTGCATTGGGACTGGCACGCGTAGAGCAACCCTGGCAGCGCGGAACACCTGACGGAGCCAGATGAGGTCGTTTGCGGCTGTGGCTGGCCCGGCGCCTTCCTTGCGCCGCCCTTGGGTATAGGCGATGAAGTCGGCATGTGTGAGGCGGTCCACCCGCTTGTCCGCCAGGGCGCCCTCACCAATGCGGGCCAGGTCGGCGCTCTTTGAGCGACCCCAGGGATTGTCCTCGGCCATCTGGCTGGCGTACCAGGTGATCATCTGCGCCACAGTCATGCGCGTCCCTACTGTCTCGCCGCGCGCGCGCTGGCCGGCCAGCTCAGCTTCACGGCGGGTCATCCATTCTTTCGCCAGCGCCTTGGAGGGAAACGTCTCGGACTCCCGGTGCACCAGCTTTCCCTCAGCCTTGAGCCGAATGGTCGCCGTGTAAGATGTCGCGCCGTTGGCCCGGCGCCGGGCAAGGATCGATCCCATGGTGCTACAAGCGTGATTTGGTAGCACCGAATGTAGCACTGCCAATGCGGCAATGCCCGGAAACCCGCAGAAATACTAGGACAATGCAGCAGACCGAAACGACCGCAGCACAGGCATCAAAGCCCCGTCAGCCTTACGTCTTGGAGGGTTTGAGGCTGTCGGTCGCCCCGATGATGGACTGGACGGACACCCATTGCCGGGTGTTCCACCGCATCCTCGCACCCGGTGCACGGCTGTATACCGAGATGGTCCACGCCAATGCGGTCATCCACGGCGACCGCCAGCGGCTGCTCGGTTTCGACGCCAGCGAGCATCCGCTGGCACTGCAACTGGGCGGCAGTGATCCGGCGCTGCTGGCGCAGGCCGCGCGCATCGCCGCGGACTGGGGCTACGACGAGGTCAACCTCAATTGCGGCTGCCCGTCCGACCGGGTGCAGGCCGGGCGCTTCGGCGCCTGCCTGATGCGCGAGCCGGAACTGGTGGGCGAGTGCGTGGCGGCGATGGTCGCCGCGGTGGACATCCCGGTAACGGTGAAATGCCGGCTGGGCGTGGACCAGGACAACGATTACGCGGCGTTCGCCGGCTTCGTCGACCGCCAGGTGCAGGCCGGTGTGGCGATGGTCGTCGTGCATGCGCGCAATGCCTGGCTGCAGGGGCTGTCGCCCAAGGAAAACCGCGAGGTCCCGCCGCTGCGCTATGACTGGGCCTACCGGCTCAAGGCCGAGCGCCCGGCATTGCCGGTGGTGCTCAACGGTGGCCTGGCCACGGTCGAGGCGGCGCAGGCGCAGCTGGCGCACGTTGACGGAGTCATGCTGGGCCGGGCGGCCTACCACGACCCCTACGTCCTGCACCTGCTCGAAGCGGCGCAGACAGGCGCGCCGCTGCGCAGCCGCGAGGAGCTGCTGCAGCAGATGCGGCCCTATGTCGAATCGCAACTGCAGGCAGGGCTGGCGCTCAAGCACATCACCCGCCACCTGCTCGGCCTGTACCACGGCCAGCCCGGTGGCCGCGGCTTCCGCAAGGTGCTCAGCGAGGGTGCCCACCGGCCTGGGGCCGACTGGGCGCTGGTCGAGCAGGCGGTGCAGGTCACCCGCGACCAGGCGGAGCGTGCGGCGTAAGGCCTCGGCACGCATTCATTTTGCTCATGTAACTGAACGGGGCAGTTGTGGAGCGGGGAGGGTTCAGATCGGATTCACCCCTAAAAATCAAGAATTTGCCTCGATTTCGTAAGTCTCGTGAAAAATTCCGTGGGTGTTTTTTTTCACGGATTTTGAACGATCCGCCGCAGTCCGATAGGATCACGCCATGCTTCCGGTTCCGCGTCATATTCTTGCCTTCGCTGCCGCGGCCGTCTTCGCGGCCGGTACGCCGATGGCACAGGCCTGGGCGCAGGATGGCCGGCAGCAGCACATGCATGGCGGCGAGCGCGACATCCCACGCCCGCGCATGCGCGACAACGCCGGTTCGCTTTCCGATGCGGTGCGGCGCGTCCAGCGCGAGACCGGCGGCCGCATCCTCGGTGCCGAGCGCGTGCCTTACGACGGCCGCGACATCAACCGGGTGAAGTACATGGACGACCGCGGCCGGGTGCGCTACATGGACGACGCGCCGCCGTCGCCCCGGGCTCCCCGCGGGCCGCGCCAGGTCGAGCAGCCACCACGCGGCGATAACCCCTGA